ATCTTCGTCCACAACCCACCGGCGGCCCTGCTTTATTGCTGGTGGGTAGGTTTGCCTGGTCTTAGCGATCTTATGCAGTGCCGCGCGACTGATCGGCTCTTTAAAACCGTTAGGGCCAGATGCCCATTCATTGATAGCAACAAGCTGTCCCATTGTTACCTCTCCACTTTACCGGCTGCACCCGGTCACTCTTTAAAAATACAGGTTCCGCAACAATTGCGGGCCCAGTCAAAACAAATACCACAATGATCTACTTTTTTACTTCCTGTGCCTCCTGCTTTGGCACTGCCTCGATCATGCGGCCCCACACCAGACGTCGCGTTTGACGCATCGGACAATCTGCATCATCCCAGGCATGGCGCTGGCAACCAGATTTATGCAACATCATTTCTTTCGTTGGCTCAATCGGCACCAGTGCGTAACCATCCGGCACATCAGGTTCGTTCAGAGCATCGCGCTCAGCCTGAATCTTCTCGGCGTCGATTGGGCCCAGGTTGCGAATTGCTGCCAGGCCTTCGCGCAACGTGTAAGGCTGGCTTACCTGTTCGGCATTGCCGGACAACTGCTCTGCCTGTACTGCTGGCGCTGTTTGCGATGACTTGAGTGCCGCAGATAAAGCCCGCCAGTCTGCCCATATCTGCTTGCCTTTCTCGCTAATACTGTCGCTTTTGCTTATCGTATAGCACGCTATAAATTCGCTATCTGTCCCCTCATTCAAGAGGTAGGTATCAACAAGCCTTGCCGCAATCTCCAGCACGCTCGTAACTTGCGGGGCTGCGTAGACAAGCAATTCCCCATTATCGATAGGCCATTCGCCATCTTTCACGTAATCAGTGGTGCCGTCTACCTGCTGGTCGATAATGTGAAAACTGCCGATCGGTTTCTCAGCGGCGGCGCGGTACTGCTGTAGCTCGCTGATGATGGATTCAGCCTCAGATGCCGGGATCATAACGTTGGCATCCTGCCCATACGTTTCACGCCATGATTTGATTGTGTTCAGGCGCTCTGCTGATACGCGTTCGTTGATTGTCATGGTTAGCCCTCCACCGTTAAATTGACAGCCGCTACTTTCAGCGCGTCAGCAAGCATAATTCTGTAAGCCGTCAGCATTGCCTCACGCACATTGTCAGTGCTGTAAAACGCCTCATGAGCGCGAAGCATCGAGTCCAAAGAAGGTTGCAGTTGCGCCAGTTGTTCTGCTGTAGTCATGCTGCGCTCCCTTCAATCTTGTCGTCGAATTCATCTTCTATCAGGTCATCGCCCTGGAATGGTTCACACGACGACGCGCATCCATCGCCGTCATCAGGGTTAGTTTTTGTCAGATAAATAAGCCGCTGCCTGTCTTCCAGTTTTGCATCTGCCATTAGCTGATCCGTATTCCGTTTTTTGCGCCACCAGGTATGGCCTTCCTTGGCCTTAACCATCCCGTGGCGCGCCTCCATATCGCGATTCCATGCAAACCACTCCGGGTGTTCGTGAGCGATAAGATAGAGCTTTGCGTCGCTTTTTTTGAAACAGGTCATGCAGTTCCCATAGTGGGGGGGGATAGTAAGTTTGAACGGCATCTCATCCCAGAAGTCGTTGACATCCTGCTTATCGAATCCGCCCCAGTGACACAGCGGATAGACCAGGTTGTAACGTTTAGTAGATGCCTTATCCATGCTGGCTCGTTCTGGCTCATCAGCTCGCATGCCAATTGCGGTTTTTGCCGACCACCCTCGTCGCGCCAGACCAACGGCACGCATCCATGAGCGGATGGTTTGGGTCTTAAGATAGTCACTGCACTTCTGGCGGGACACATTGGGGATGCCCTCCACACTGATTAACTCCTCAAACGGCTCTCCCTTCCGCGCCGCAGTTTCGAAGCTGACCACTTTATGCCGCATACCAACGCCTGGCTCTGAACTTGTTATACCCTCAAGCCATACGAGATTTAGCCCGAAAAGTTTGTCGACTTTGTCGGCGAAGATTAGTGTTTCTTCGTGCTCACGGCCTGTATTAGCAAAGACAAAATGGAAGTCATAATCATCGGCATAGTTCTGAAGCAGAAAGTCGCACATGAACGCTGACGACTGCCCACCAGAGAACGACACAACCATAGGCTCTCTGCTCATACCTGTCTCCCGTGAAGCTGTGCGGCGATTTCACCCAGCAAGCTATCTGCAAACGAACGATTGAAGTCGCCATCAGGCGCATCAGTCATGAACTCAGTGGATGTGAGAATCATTCGGGCAATATCAGCGGCGTTTTTTGCAGTGTCATTGATAAAACCCGCATCCCATGCAGCCAGCATTCTGTTAGCCACAAAGTAAGCGCCTTCTTTTCGTGCTGCCGCCCGCTGTTCGTTCACCCATGCGTCCGTGGCCGGCACCGTGTTAGCCAACTCCTGCTCAGCCTCACTTTGATGCGCGTCAGTGAGTTTGTTGGTGTAGGTGTAAGTGATACGGTCACACTCACGAGCCCAGCACAGTACCTGGTCGCGCAAGTAAACGTTGTCAGCATTCACGGCATCACGCTCAGCCGTCAGCGCATCACGAATTTTTAGTGATTCACACAGCGCGGCTTGGGTGGTATCCAGTCGTTCAGCCAAATCCCTGATTAACTGTGACGATGCCTTGGGCAGGTAACGTGCTGCATGGTATGCCGCGTGGATTAATTCGCTGATGTTCAGGCGCATTTGCGGATCTCCTCCAGCTCGTTGAACCGGGCCATGAACATTCCATAAGCCTGACCAGGGCGAAGCGGGATGATGGTAAACATATCGGTCGGCGGGATTCCCTCGAGCACCGGCCATACGGTACCGTCATCAATATCCAGATCGCGGCGTTCGGTACCGAGCATGACAAGGTCGGCGTATTTAACGGTCGGGTGCTGGTGGGCAGGTAATCCGAACTTCGCGCGGATCACGCTTTCCACATAAGCCTCAACGCGTAGGTAATCCGGCAGCAGGCGTTTAAGCGGTGCCGGGATGTCCTGGCAATATGCCTCAGCAGCATTATGCAGCAGTGCTTCAAGGGCGAACTCTGCCGGCACGAGCTGGCTGACCAGTACAGAGTGCTGTGCCACGCTGTAAAACTCCGGCAGGTGACCGGCAAAGCGGCAGATATGGGAAAGGGCAGTGGCGATATCCTCGATCACGATGTCATCGTGCTGAATATCGGTGTAGTTAATATGTTTCCCGGATAGTGTCTGAATATATGGCATTACGTGTTCTCCGTTATTACGCGCTGCACCGCGCCTGAATTTTGGTTGCAGCAACCCAACCCATAGACATGGGGCAGGCCACTATTTAGGGGTTATCGTTGGGCTTCGCCGCCCAGCGCCGTCATCAGGCTGTTGAGAAGGGCAGTCAGCTCGCCGGTCATCAGGATAAAATCAGCATCAAAGCGTGCGGCGGCATCTTCCCGATCGATATCGTCGTTCTGGTCACGCAGCTCGTCTGCGTACCTGAGTCGCTTAATCGCGGCGGCATCGCTCAGCACGAAACTAATGCGCTGCTGCCAGTCCAGCGAAAGTTGAGTAACCAGCTTGCCGGCATCGAGGTGAATGGCTATTTCGTCGCTGGAAAGCTCCTGTTTTTTGAAGCGGCCGATGCCGCCATCTTCCAGTATTGCTTTCAGCTCGGCCTCATCGCCCAGTGCAAAACCTGATGGCGCTGAAGCGTTACGCACCCACTCGGTGAGAGTGAGCTCGATAGGGGTTTCCATGGTCAACGGCACGACGGGCAGGGAACCAAGCGTTTTACGGAGCAGCGCAAGTGAGTCTTCGGCACGGCGAGCACTCGATGTGTCAACCATCACCAGGTCGGCGTTAAGGTTCACCCAAATGCGGATCATGCTGCTACGGGTAAAAGCTCGCGGTAAAAGGGAGTGAAGAACTTCATCGCGCAGAGAATCTTTCTCATTTTTCTTGAGGCGACGGCCCTGATCACTTTCCAGCTTCGACACTTTCTTATTCAGCTCATCTGCGATTACCGGCTTTGGCAGAATCTTTTCTTCACGACGGATAACGAGCAGCAGTTGGTCATTTACCAGATGAAAAAGCTGGTTTGAGTGCTGTCCCAGCGGCGGAACCCAACCGGCCTTTGCCATATCCTGGCTGCCGCAAGGCGTGAACTGAAAGTTCTCCAACTTGCGCGCTAGTTCCTCTGTGTTGCCGTCTTGAACGAGGGCAATGTCACGGCTTAGGCGGTAGATCAGTAGGTTTTTGAAGAACGGGTTAAACATTAATATTTCCTCATGGCGTGGCGGCCATCTGCACTGGCCGCCGGTTAGTTTCTCCACACAACACAAAAGAGCACCTGCGGCTGCAACCGCCCGGATGGATTGGGGAATGAGCCCGTCACCCGGTGATGCTCTTGTGTGTTGCGTAAAAAAGTGCGGCGTCCTCGCGGAAAATAAAAAAGGCTCAGACGCCGCCAACTACTGCCTACTACCACGCTTGCTATTTTTACCGTTTCGACTGTGAAGTACCTTTGCCAACCGGAACAGAACTAGGACTTTTGGTATTTCCCAAACACAAGGATTTAATTAATCTGTTAACTCGCTGTTAACATAAGGACTTAACATGTCAAAAACGGACGATATTCCGGTCTTTCCTGTTACTGGTTGGCAAGCTAAGCCGTTGCCTGGCTACGATGCGCTTGCTATGAAATTCGAGTTCATACCTTCACTTTTGCAACCAATTGAATCACCGAGGGAAACGCAATTCTTCGCTCTTACTCCGGAAATGGCCGAGAGCCTGATTTCTGAGCTACAAAAGCATATTGAGAGTTTGAGAAAGCCCAATGTCGGTAGTCCGTTTAAGAGCAGGCACTGACAGATAATGGCTTTGTTAACTCACTCTCCCCAAAGCGCCTGAAGTTAATGGCGCTTTGTCTTTTTGAACCCATATGTAAATTCCCAACGTTCCGCGAATCATCCGGTCATTCATACGCCACCGGCGGCTACTTCGTGGGCGTCCTGCCTGTTCGCTGTTGATGGATTTAATGTAGGATATCTTACCTTTCGGTGTCAATATCAAAAGTAGGAAAACTTACATTTAGGGGCGAAAAAAAGCCGCAGAACGCGGCTTAGTACGAAAGGGTTAGAGATCTGTGACAACCTGTCTTACGACGCCCACTAATCTGCAGTTGCCGTTGACCTCAAGCACTCGATAGTTGGGATTGAGTGGAACGAGATACTTAAGAGGGCCATCAATAACAAACTTTTTTAACGTTGCTTCCGTTGATCCGTCAATCCTTGCCACAACAATCCGTCCGTTTACTTCGTAAGGGCTGCCGTAGTCTGGATCAACGATGACAAGAGACCCCTCTGGAATACTGGGGGCTCCATTCGGATTAGTCATTGAGTCACCACGAACGCGTAATGCAAAGCCTTCATCAGAGATGCTGGCTGTAGTGAATATCCATTCGTGGATATCATCTTGAGTTACAGACATTCCGGACTCAGTCCACTCACCAGCTTGCACCCACGACAAGACAGGGATCTGCTTAACTCCAAATTTATCTGTTGGTCGCATGACTGGTGCGTCACTTTCTGGATCTCCAGCACCATCAATGAGCCATTGCGGGTTGCATTTTAAAGCAGCGGCAAGCGCCTGAAGGTTTGAGCCGCCAGGTGCATAATCACCAGATTCCCATCCAGTTACTGTTACTCGATTAACGCCGACAAGTTTCCCTAAAACAGCCTGAGTTAACTTCAGCTCTTTTCGGCGCGTACGGATGCGATCATTCATTTTCATGTAGGCAATCCTACCATCTTTTGAGGTAGGAGTCCTTGACCTCCATATGTAAGATATCCTACTATCGCAGTGTTCCCAATAACTACATGAGAGGGCTGTATGAACAAAGATGAAGTGCTTTCCTACTTTGGTGGCGTAAGCAATTTGGCAAGGATTTTAGGTATTTCTCACGCATCTGTTTCTGGCTGGGGAAACGTCATTCCTAAAGGCCGAGCTTTTGAAATCCAGACCATAACGAAAGGCGCGTTAAAAGTTGAGCCCGCACTTTACTCAAAGCCTAACGAGACGGCGGCGTAACAGTAACCACAGTAAGAAGGGTTTAACCGTGGATAACAAACACTGGCAAGTAGAAAAGCAGCCCGCCTGGCTGGTGGCTGCAATCAAAAAGACGATCTCAAGCCTGCCCGGTGGCTATGCCGAAGCGGCTGAATGGCTGGGCGTAACCGAGAACGCCTTGTTCAACCGACTGCGCACAGACGGCGATCAGATCTTCCCGATGGGCTGGGCGATGGTTCTTCAGCAGGCCAGCGGTACCAAGCATATAGCCGACGCAGTTTCACGCCAGTCGAACAGCGTGAACGTGCCGCTGGTGGAAATAGAGCAGGTTGATAACGCCGACATTAACGATCGCCTGATGGAATCCATCGAGTGGATTGGTCGTCACTCGCAGTTCGTCCGCAAAGCGACAGAGGACGGGGTGATTGACCAGGCAGAACGGGAACAGATCGAAGAGAACAGCTATCAGGTCATGACGAAGTGGCAGGAGCATTTAACGCTGCTGTATCGCGTTTTCTGTACGCCAGAAAAGAGTGACGCCCGCGAGTGTGCAGCTCCGGGCGCCGTGGCGTGTCGTAATCAGTGGAGAACTAACGCATGAACAGTTTAACAACACAGTACCGCCGCTCGCAACTCATTGCGTTGCCTATGCCTGGTGGCCGCGAGCCGGTTCCGTTTTGCTATGCAGTTAATGTACCAGGGGATCGTGAAATTGTAACCCACGAGTTTGCAGAGTGGGCTGTGGGGGACTGGCGAGAGGAGGCGGCTGCGCAAGTATGCACGAACTTAACAGGTGGTTCCGCGATCACTACGGCGTGCCCGTCAAAGTTATCCGCTGGGAGCCAGAAACCCGCCGCGTTATCTATCTGCGGGAAGGTTACGATCACGGGGAGTGTTTCAGTCCGCTCGAGCAATTCCAGCGCAAGTTCAGGGAAATAGAGGGCGATCATGAGCACTAAATTAAGCAGCTATGTGTGGGACGGCTGCGCGGCGTCGGGGATGAAATTATCCAGCGTGGCTATCATGGCGCGCCTGGCTGATTTCAGCAGCGACGAGGGCGTGTGCTGGCCTTCGATAGAGACCATTGCGCGCCAGCTCGGTGCCGGGCCAAGCACTGTCCGTACGGCGATCGCCAAACTGGAGAAAGACGGCTGGCTGTCACGCACCCAGCGCCGCCAGGGCAACCGCAACGCCTCAAATATTTACCAGCTTAATGTGGCAAAGCTTCAGGCGGCCGCATTGTCTCACCTGTCAGATTCTGACACGTCAAAAACTGACGCATCAAAATCTGACCCGTCAAAATTTGAGGCATCAGAATCCAGCAAAAACGGTGGTTTTGACCCGTCAGAATCTGGCGGGGATCCGTCAGTAAATTCAAAACATGATCCATCAGATAAAAAACCTTCCTGTCAGGTTGCTGAGCAACCCGACCCTGCGGTGGTAATCACTGACCAGGCGAAACAGGTTTTATCTCACCTGAACAAGACCACCGGATCCCGGTACCAGGTCTGCAAATCATCTCTGGAAAACATCCGTGCCCGCCTGGCGGACGGGTTTACACCTGAAGAACTGGTGCTTGTCGTGGATTACAGCGTCGAGAAGTGGGGCTCTGACCTGAAAATGGCAGAGTACCTCCGTCCGTCAACACTCTTCCTGCCGGGTAAGTTCCCGGGCTATCTGCAGTCGGCGAGCAAGTGGGATTCCGCCGGACGCCCGGCACGCGATACATGGGGCCAGCGCAGCAAGCTTCCTGATTCAGCGGTGTTCCGTTCGAGTCACCAGGACGTGGCGTACACCATTCCGGAGGGGTTCCGCGGATGAGCATCGCATCGAAAGTTTTGCAGTATGTCATTGAGAACCCGGGCTGCAATTATCGCGATATTGCCAAAGCCATGCCGGGAACCAACACCAGCACTATCAATCGCTGCCTTGGCCGTTTTTATGAAGAGGGGAAGTTACGCCGGGATTTTCAGGAATCGACGCTGACTTACTACCCGTCTAACCAAACTCCGGCAGAAACGCTTTCAGATGAAGACCTCCGGACACTGACCGGGCTGGAAAACCGGGCGCAGCAGCTGGAAGCACAGGGACTTTATTTCCGCGCCGCATCGGTCTGGCTTAAAGCGTTTGATATGGCGATTAATAGTACAGATCGGAATCGTTATGTTTCGCGCCGGGCCTTGTGCCTCAGGCATGCAGGAAATTTCATGACACCGGAAGGGCGGTGCTATCTCGCTGGCCGCTACGTGGGGGAAGAACAGTGAAAATACTGACCATTCGCCAGCAGGAAGTTTTAGATCTGATTATCGATTACATCGCCGATCACGGGTTCCCGCCAACCATTTATGAGTTGTCTGGCCTGATGGGCTGCCGTTCGCCAAATGCGGCTAATGATCACCTTCGTGCGCTGCAGCGTAAAGGTGCCATCACCATTCATCCGGGCGTTTCCCGGGGCATCACAATCACCGGCCAGAGCGTAGAGGATGAGGCGGTTACGCTGGTTCGTTCGCTGCTTAATGGCGATGAGCATGCCAGGGAAAATGCGATCGCCTTTCTCGAAATGCGTGGGGTCGGACTATGAAACTGACCCTGCCATTTCCGCCGAGCGTAAACACTTACTGGCGCGCCCCGAACAAGGGGCCGCTGGCTGGTCGCCACCTTATCAGCGCTGCCGGGCGCAAATATCAGAGTGATGCCTGCGCTGCCATCATCGAGCAATTGCGTCGTCTGCCGAAACCGTCAACCACACCCGCAGCAGTCGCAATAATCCTTTTCCCTCCGGATCAGCGCCGCCGTGATCTGGATAACTACAACAAAGCGCTGTTTGACGCGCTGACACATGCGGGCGTCTGGGAGGACGACAGCCAGGTAAAACGCATGCTGGTGGAGTGGGGGCCAGTGGTACCGAAAGGTAAGGTCGAGATAACCATCACGCCATTCAGTCAGGAGGTGGATATATGTCCAGCTGTGGGTTGAAAGAAGAGCGATATGGCAGTAATGTCAAAAAGTGCAAGCGAAGCGGGCGTGCAGGCCCCTCGCAATACAATCAGTGGAGAAAGCTATGAGTCAATTACTTGTGATTGACGGCGTTTCCGTACGCCGTGATCTTGATGGTCGTTACTGCCTGAATGATTTACACCGCGCTGCCGGTGGTGAGAAGCGCCATCAGCCATCAAACTGGGCCTCACTTACCCAGACCCAGGAACTAATCGCTGAAATTTCGAGCGCTCCTGATATTACAGGAGCGGCCCCGCTGGTTACCATTGCTGGCGGTAATAACCAGGGAACGTATGTTTGCAAGGAGTTGGTCTACTCCTATGCAATGTGGATCAGCGCTGCCTTCAACCTGAAAGTGATCCGCACGTTCGACTCCCTTCAGCAGGCTGGTATCGCAACACTCAAAGCGGACCAGGTGCAGGCAGGGGTGATCCTGCTTGAATCCGCCTCCCGCATGTTGAACCTCTCCAATTCTTCAAAACTGGGCGCATACCAGAAGCTTCTTCAGGTCGCTGGGCTGCCTGATCTTATGCCTCAATACACGATTGACGCACCAGCTGGCGCACCAGACGGCTCAAGCCGCCCCACGCAATCTCTGAGTGCTCTGTTGAAAGCTAACGGCATTCGCATAACGGCTACGGTGGCATACCAGCAACTGGCTAAGCTGGGGATCGTTGAACAAAAAGAACGTCGCAGCCGGTCAGGCACTAACGGAATAAAGCGCTTCTGGTCGATGACTGCGAAGGGTTGTATGTACGGGAAGAATATAACCAGCCCGGCGAACCCGCGCGAAACACAGCCGCATTTCTTTGAGTCGAAATTTCAGGAGCTGTTACGCCTGCTCGAAACTATGCACTGAGGTGACCGTGAGAGCGTTATTAAATCCTGTGATCATTAAAGAGTTCGGGCTGGTGGCGTTCCGGCCCGGTCCTGAATTGCTGCCGCATTTCTGCCGTGGTCGCATCCTGCTGGAGAACGAACCGGATCGCCTGGCTGACCTGCCAACAGGTGAAATCCCGGCGGCACGTCAGCCACTGGCAGAAGATCCGGTCATGGTGCCCGTATTCGAACACCCCGAAGTAATACTGCGCGCTGGTGGACTGGTGAGCCTGGAAGCCTGGCTGCTGCGTGATGACGGATGCCAGTACCCCCACGCCACCTATCACCACCACGAACTGGTGGCTATGCGGCATGAGCCCGGCGCCCTGAGGCTGTGCTGGTCCTGCGACAACAAAGTGCGGGAGTATTTTACTGACGAACTGGCGGGCATTGCGCGGGCAAACCTGGTAGCCTGGGTATTGTCGGTGGTCCGGCGCGGGCTGGGGTTCGATGATTCCCACGCAGTGACACTGCCGGAGCTGTGCTGGTGGCTGACGTTCAACAAGCTGGCGCATGTGATCCCTGAGTCAGTCGCGCGCCAGGCGATGCGCATGCCAGCGCAGGTTATCCAGTCGGTAACCCGTGAATCGGACCTTATGCCGTCGGTACCGGCCACCAGCATCGTTGAGGATGCTGTAAAACAGGTGCTGGCGCTGAAGGTTGACCCGGAGACGCCGGAGTCGTTCATGTTGCGACCGAAGCGCCGCCGCTGGCAGAACGAGAAGTACACCCGCTGGGTGAAGTCGCAGCCGTGCACGTGCTGCGGCAAAACAGCAGACGATCCCCACCACCTGATCGGATACGGCCAGGGCGGAATGGGGACCAAAGCCCATGACCTATTTGTGATACCGCTGTGCAGGGCGCATCACGATGAACTTCATGCGGATTTAGGGGCATTTGAAGCCAAATACGGCACGCAGCCGGAGCTGCTGCTGAAAACATTAGACCGGGCGCTGGCCATAGGTGCGCTGGCGTAATTAGTGGAGAGAGTTGATGCGTGATATTCAGATGGTTTTGGAGCGTTGGGGCGGTTGGGCTGCGAGCGATAATTCCGGGGTCGATTACTCACATATAGCGGCTGGCTTTAAGGGGTTGTTACCCCCAACAGGGAAGTCTCGCCCATCCTGTACTGACGATGACGGGCTGATTATTGAGAGCTGCCTGGCGCGTTTGCAAAAGAAAAAGCCATATGAGCATTCATTGCTGGTGGCTCATTATCTGTATGGCATATCAAAACGACGTATTGCACGGGCAAGGAAGAAAGATGAGAAGCTAATCCGTATTGAAATACAGATGGCTGAGGGTTTTATCGATGGCTGTTTATCGATGTTGGACGTTAAACTTGATTGTGATTAAGAGTTCAAATTTTTTGTAGATAAACGGCCTAACTGGCCGTTTCATCATCCTCGGGAGAAGAGTCTACGGGAGAGACGGAGATAGTTTTACCAATATTTACCAGCTTCCTGATGGTATTTTCTTTGTCGCGAATTAGTTCATTTCTAAAGTCGTCTGTTAGGTGAGGGCTTTTGAGTTGTTTCTCTATGCCCTTTAAGTCTCGTTGTAAGCTGTTACGAAAAGATGCTTCTGCAGGCGACTCTAAGCCATGACGGTTTATAACCCATACCATTAAGTATGTGATAAAGGCTGATATCAGCGGGGCTGAAGCATATAAAAAAGGGCGTAATTGGTCGTTTGGATCAGGAGCGATAAGTGGAACCAATGTTGTCAGAACCGCTCCAATGCCGCCTGTTGTTAAACCTTTATTACTATTGAGTAAGTTTTGTTTATCATCACTCATCGCTTAGCCGAATCCTTAGCTTTTGCTTCTTCGATGAGATCGACGACACTCTTCCTGCTCTTCTTATCCAGCGTGATCGTTACGGTTTTTACTGGTTGATGATCATTATCAAGAAGTCGTATTTCCACTTCGCGGGTAGGAAAAAGATGACGCCAGATCAAGGCTGAACCAGCATATACAAAACGATAGAAGGTTGGGAGGCTAACTATAACCCCCAACCAAAAAACGATTTGTACTAATTGTTGCTGTATCATCTTGATCTCTTATGCTAAATAAGCTTATTGCCTTGTGCTACCCTATGGCGTAGCACCTTTTTAATCACAAACTTCTGAGAGGTGCCGCGTGCAGAAATAGTCTTTGTAGTCTCTAACGTAACTGAGAAGAGATCCTCGCTAGTGATAGTCCCTTCAGCCTGCCTTACTTTAGCTAAAAATTCATAGTCTGTAAGTAGGACGGAATGCTCATCATCAAGATACTCCATCCTCCATCCTTTTTCGTTATGGAAGTTTACTTGTGTAAACTTTACGTTAACGTCTTTCGTTTCAACTTCCTTTCGAAGTAGAGTGCCACGCGGGAGTGGTTTTATTTCCTCAGTTTGCAGACCCTCAAGCCGGATGAGCTCATTGTTATTCTCATCAACTATTTTGAAGACAGGTTCATCCTTCCCTTCAAGGGGGGCCTGTACAACAGCGATCAGTGCATCTCGTATTGAAGGCTCAGTCACAAGTGCAGCAACGGGAGCGGGGCAAACAATCTCTTCGCCATCGAGTTCTAAAACCGCTTCATTAGTTCCTGCTTTTCTAGTGATAGAAATTACTTTTCTACTTCCAAGCTGACGTATTAAAGAAATCGCTGTGGCATGAGCAGCCCCGCCAGCAGCACCAACAATACCAATAGTTTTTAGTACGCTTACCGCCGTAGGTAACAACTCAACAATGGTATACGCAATGCCCAACGAACCTGCAACTGCAGGGTTAGTTACTAGCACTTTTACCGATTTATTACCTTCGTTAAGAATGCCATCAGCTTTTTCAATCAAATTTGTCATTGAAAGTATTGAATTAGCTAGAGTTTCGGCTTCAATCGAATGTTTTGAAAGCTCATCGTCTTTTGCATCATAAAATACTTTAAATGAGGTCGTTTTTTTCATAACTTTCCTGTTATGCAAGCTTGCTTGTTATACGAAATTATTTTTTACCGATATGAGAATTTAGCGCGAAAAAAAATATAAATCACTACTGCGGTCCGCAAATTCTATTGTAGCTTGTTAAGAGTGGTTACTTCGCCACGGACTTAAACCAAATCTATAACCTCCCTTCAGGGGGATTTATATCTACTGGTTTTATTCGAATCATTTTTTGAGCCGATTAGCTCGCTTATTCGGCTCATGCCTTATGCAAACGCCAAAGCAGCGGGATGGCATCCGCATCAACATCAGGGCCCACTTCGGTGGGCCTTTTTTATTTCCCCTCATTCCTGAGAGGACTCACCACTAACGAGGGGGCGTAATGTCCGAACCTTTTTCCGGTACCGCGGCCGCCGGTAGCGCGCTGACCGGCGCGAGCATTTATGGGCTGCTTACCGGCACAGATTACGGCGTGGTGTTCGGCGCGTTTGCCGGTGCTGTTTTCTATGTGGCCACCGCTGCCGACCTGACGATTTTTCGCCGTTCCGCGTATTTCGTTGTGTCGTATTTTGCTGGCGTGTATGGCTCCGGGCTGGTGGGTTCGTGGCTGGCGAGTATAACCGGCTACGCAGACAAGCCACTTGACGCGCTCGGTGCTGTGATTTTGTCTGCCGTGGCAATCAAGACACTGACGTTTTTCAGTGAACAGGACCCGCTAAAGCTGCTCGCACGCTGGAGAGGGGGAACCAATGGTAATTAACGATCCGCTGGTGCTGACCAACGTGGTGGTCTGTGCCGCTATTGTTCTGCGCCTTATGATGTTCCGTAAGCCTGGCGGGCGACATAACCCGTGGGCGTCATGGCTTGCCTATCTGATTATTCTGGCTTATGCATCGGTGCCGTTCCGGTATCTGTTTGACTCCTATCTGCATACCCACTGGGCAACTGTCGCCATCAACTTAATCATCTGCGCTGCCGTGTTCCGCGCCCGGGGCAACGTCGCGCGGCTCTTCCATGTACTGAGGCCGGAATGAAACAATCACAATTTCAGCAGGCGGCTGGTATAAGCGCCGGATTAGCTGCGCGCTGGTTTCCGCACATTGAAACGGCCATGAAAGAATTCGGTATCACTACACCGGCTGACCAGGCGATGTTTATCGCGCAGACCGGGCATGAATCTGTTGGCTTCACCCGGCTGATGGAGAGCATGAATTACAGCGTGGCAGGCCTGGCGGATTTCGTTCGCGCCGGGCGACTTACTCAGGACCAGGCTAATGCGCTGGGCCGCCGTTCGTATGAAAAGGTGTTGCCACTGGAGCGCCAGCGTGCCATTGCCAATCTGGTTTACAGCAAACGACTTGGCAATAAAGCACCGGGTGATGGCTGGAAATATCGAGGACGCGGCCTGATTCAGATCACCGGTCAGGATAATTACCGTCGCTGTGGCGCCGCGCTGAAACTCGACCTGGTCACCAGTCCGGAACTGCTGGAGCAGGACCTTAATGCGGCACGCTCGGCGGCATGGTTCTACGCCACCAGCGGTTGTTTGCTTTACTCCGGCGACCTGGCCCGCATCTCCCAGATTATTAATGGTGGTCAGAACGGCATTGAAGACCGCCGTCAGCGTTACAGCCGTGCACGAGCGGCATTGTTATGATCCAGGCGCTGCTGAAGAAGTACTGGTTTCAGCTGGTGGTGCTGGTGTTGATTGTCATACTGGCCTTGCAGGTCAACCGGTACCGGGATAACGCCATTGAGTACAAAAAACAGCGTGACGAGAAAACGCAGGCGCTCAGTCTGGCGAACGCCACCATCACCGACATGCAGGTACGCCAGCGCGATGTCGCGGCACTCGATGCGAAATACACAAAGGAGCTTGCCGATGCGAATGGTGAAAATGATGCTCTGCGTAAGCGTCTCGATAATGGTGGCCGGGTGCGCGTTAAAGGAAAGTGTCCCGCCCAAGACTACACCACCTCCACCGGCGGCGTGGGCGATGCAGGAACCGTCGAACTCGCTGACGTTGCTGGACGAAACGTTCTCAGTATCCGATCCGGAATCATCCGCGACCAGAAAGCCCTGAAGTATTTGCAGGATTACATCAGGGCGCAGTGTCTGAATTAAAAAAGAGTTTACCGTGCTTTATCAGCGGGAATCCCGTGAACTCACCGTTTCGGCAGGGAACGACGGCAGAACTATTTTTCGGCTCAGTAAGTCAGATGTGGCTTCTTTCAGTCGTTCCAGATCGGCCAGGTCTGATGAATTTTCCTCAGCTAATTTCTCAAAGGCATCGGTGATGTGTTCCCGAATGGCATCTTTTGTTTGCGAGTCAAGCTTAGCGAACAAAGCCGTGACAACAATTTTCAGGGAATCCAGCCGGGCAAGGGATTCTTTTTTGGATGCTTCCTGATCAGCAATCTTTTCGATTAAATCAGCGATTAAGTGTTTCATATTACATGCCTTACTGGTTTTGGGTTCGGGCTATATATCCTTATTACACCAGCCTGCAAGAAATACTTTAAAGGAAGCACCCGGTCGGGTTATTTACGGTCAGCAGTGCAGTTTATGCAAAGGCTGGCTGGTGCCTCACAACATCAACGCAGCAAAAAAATATAAAAAAAGCCTCCAACAGGAGGCGAAGGAGATAGTGCAAACACATCATCTTCTCAAAGAACAAGGGCAGCCACGGAGATGGCTTCCCGGTTCGGCAGGCATTATCAGTATGGCTCCTGTTGTAAACGTTGCAAGTCAGTAAGTTAAGTTGAGGAGTTATCCTGGCGGAACCTGCCACTTCGCGCTCTGAACCAGACAGACAGGTGTGGATCTGCCGGAACAAATTTAAATTTTTAGCCTAATCTTTACCATGTTTCGTTTGTACAGGGTGCGATCAGCTGGTTTCATATAAGCTGTTCGCGCGGCATACAGGGAGAACAATCATGGTGAACGTTATACTTTTTATAGGAAAAAAACCAGTCGAGCTGACTCAACTGCCTGCCGGTACAGAGTGGATGACATATGTATGTGCGAAGGGTAATGTATTGAAGCTTCCTGTCAGGATTGCAATTTTTACGTTACCTAACGGGAAAGTGACTGCAGTCCATGTTGCATCAGTCAGTTATGTTTCGTCCGCAAAGGCGCTTGCCGCCTATCTGAAACTGGCGGCGTACCAGTTATAGGTTTTGTAGAAGGCTGTTACAGAATACGATGCTGAATAGCAGTGATTAAAAGAAAAAACTCTAAGCAACATGAAATCCAGTCTGTTGCTTAGAGCATGCAAATGCATTTTCGTTACGCTACTAATTTAAATTCACCGTAAATATCTTGTATGGGAAATATCTCATCAACAGGGTGAGCTTTGATTAACTCCCATATCAGGTAAAACAAACCACCAGCTTATGCTGGTTTTTTTATGCGCCTCGTACGCGCACATCAAAGAAAGTCTTTCAGCTGTGAGCCTGGGCAAGCCGTTAACTTTCGGCGGCTTTGCCGTGCGACAGGCTCACGCCTAAAAGGAAACGACAAATGAGCAATACTTTCCGTATGACGAAAATCGTCCTCAGCGTTCCGGCATTAGGCATGCCGTCTCATAGTAACGATGGTTCAACATCTATGTCAGGCGAGCACATCACTGCACATGTAATTGCCGTTAAAGGGAATGAAAGGTTGCTTGTTGGTCGTCGCGACTTCGCAGGAATGACGACAAGTGGTTATGACCATTCGCTCACAGTTATCAAGCCAGAGGGTTACCAGCTGGTGGTAGAAACGGTGGACCGTTACGGTATCCGAAATGGCACCAGCCGAGTACGCCTGAAATCAGAAGAAGTAATTGAATCAGGCGATGGCTGGCACCTCGATAAATCAGGAGAGGCGCATATTGCTGGTGAGCCTGATTCATTACAGGTCGACGCTGAACGGGTAAGCCAGAACTTCGTCAACGATGCTTATTTTCAGGGCTGCACCATTTACAACGTCAAAATAGGTACCGCAATCGTGTCCGGGCAACTCACAGGCAAGTCAGACGACCGCCTGATGAAAAATGCCGAAGATTTACCGGACTCCAAAGCTTTCACCTTAAAAGATAACGCCTATGTTTTTTCCGGGAGCGTAATCGCATCCAAAACATGCCTTAGCGATGATATGCGTGAAGCCGTTATTGATGCGGTGCGTAACAGTGAAGTGTTCCAGTCGCTGGTGGCTAAGTTAAACACGCTGTCTGCAGAACGGGAATCAGATGCAGTCAGGCTTCAGCGGGGTATCGATCAGGCTCTGTCTGATACCATCCGCAACGCGCTGAAGCCGGGCGGCTCTTTTTATGGCGGCAGGTAAGGGGGCAAATCATGCAGGTCACCATTGACGGTGTTCAGTATGTGCCCGCCAGCCACCAGCAATCCCGCATCGGTATCGCCATCACCACCCATAACCGCCCTGATGTTTTGAAGAAAGCCATAGAGCAACATAAAAAGCATCTGCCCGCCGGTACGCTGGTGGTCGTTATCGATGATGGTTCAAAACCTGCAGCGGTAGTGTCCGATGACGTGCAAATGCTTCGCAATGAAACATCACTCGGCATTATTGCCTCGAAGAACGCCAGCCTGTCAGCGCTGATGGATGCCGGTTGCGAGCATCTTTTTCTGTGGGATGATGATGCCTGGCCGATTTCCGATAACTGGCATATGCCTTACATCGAATCACCTGAGCCACACTTGGCTTACCAGTTCCTCGATCTGTCTGGCCGCAATAAGCTGAACGACCTTTCGGTCCTATACAGTGACGATCAGCACATGGCCTATACCGGGCAGCGCGGCGTGATGTTGTATTACCACCGCAGCGCCATCGAGAAGGTAGGCGGGTTCGATCCGGTATACGGTCGCGGCATGTACGAACACAGCGACCTTGCCCTGCGGATTCATAACGCCGGAATGACTACGTGGGCTTACGCTGATGTAGTCGGTTCAGAAAAGCTGATTCATTCTCTTGATGAGCATGAGGCCGTGGAGCGTTCGGTACCGAAACCAGACCGGCAGGCGCTGGTGGAACGGAACGTAAAAATCCACAACGAACGGCGTGATGCCGGATTTACCGGTTACGTTGAGTACCGACGCCAGTGCGACGTGGTTATCACTACGCTACTGACCAGCCAGCCTGACCCGCAGCGCGGTACCAAACTGACGGCCTCGCCTGACATGCTGGCTAAATGGGCCGCATCACTCCGGCGGTGTGGAGGTATTGCGCTGGTGGATGAACTGCAGACGGTCCCGGCAGATGTTGAACTTCACCGCGTCCCTGACGTGCAGATGAATGTCTATTTCCGGCGCTGGCTGCATATCTGGCAGCACCTGCGCGATCACCCTGAATACCGGTTCGTATGGTGTACCGATGGTACCGATGTCGAAATGCTTCGCGCGCCGTGGGAGGAAATGCAACCCGGCA